TTCCCAGTAGTATTATCAGCAGTAGTAGTACCAACAACACTTAAATCGCTTAATGTAATTCCTTCTGGTATTTGTCTCATTTTAAATTCTGAAGGAGCATTTGCGCTAATTTGTGTAGTTTTCGTTAATACCCAACCAACAGCAGCAGCAGCACTATCGTCAAAATTAGTAAAATCATTTAAAGTCATTCTTCTGTTTATGAATTTTGTAGCAGTAGAACTATCTAACATCATCACAGAAGGTTTTTTCGTATCACTTTCCGCAAGTGATCCCGCAGGCGCAGCGTGTGGTATAGTTAAGAGTGTATCAAGACACGAATCTACTGTAGTTGCAAAATACCCAGGAGTTAAAGTGATCGTACCCATTCCATAATTAGAATCTGCTGCGAAGTGAAGAGTACCACCTTTACCAAAAATGGCACCATCAGAATCTGTGCTGGATTGGAAATTTGAAAGACTTAATGTTGCTGGTTGTTTAAATTCTAATACACCAGATGCTGAATCATATTCTAAACTTCCTTGTGCATTTGCTGGTACAGATGCGACTTGGATAATAGAAATCGGTGGATATAATTCTGCTGGTTTGAATGAAAATACTCCACCAGATACAGACAGTGTAGATTGTTCTCCTGAAACTGCTGATGCTGATGATACCGATAATGGACCGTTCACTGCGGGAGGTGTGTATGTAAATCCGCCTGTGCCATCATACGCCAGCGCACCACCACCAAGTGGACTGCCAACTTGCAGTGAAATTGTGTAGGATTTATTGTATGTTATGACACCAGTAGAAGTATCGTAAGCAATCGATCCACCTTCTGCTCTATTGTCGTTATTTGAATGTGTCAAAGAACTTTTTGCTGTTGTGCCAATATCTGCTGGTGTTAAAGTGATGACACCGCTAGTATTATTATATGTTAATGCACTAGCAGTTCCAGTTGCTGTTGCATTTGTGACACTGATCTTAGTAAGTGTTGATGCACTAACACTATCAACATTAGAAGATTTAAAAGTGAATACTCCAGTGGCATCATCATATACTAGTGTAGTGGATAGACCAGCAGCAGTATCAGTAACAATACTATGCGATAGTGCTGGTTTGAAAGCAAGGATACCATCTTGGATAGCATCTGGTGATGGAGTCCAAGACAATGCACCCCCAGCAATTGCTGAATCTGTTCTTGTATCAATTGATATTTTTGCATGAGTGGCAATGATTGAGCGACTATCTGTATGGTAAAGATTTGTCGTACCTTCTGTGAGACCATCTGTAGTAACTGTTGTGAAATTTCCTGTAACATCTACATTACCATCTTCACTAATTTTAAATAATGCTCCTGTACCATCAATAGTGCCAGCATCAGATATTGGATTTTTATTATTATATAATGCCCAATGTCTATCTGTATTAGTATCGTTTGTATCAATAAAGTTATAGATATTTGATAGTGCAGACAGGTATGAGGCATCTGCTATGTCATTGTGCACATTGGCCCCAATTTGATCATAATTTAAATCTAAAACATTAAATCCAGTTGCACCTGCAATGTAATAATCTTCCGTATTTAAAATACCACCCAGTTTTGGTGCATCGTCAAATACTATTTTTAGATAACCTTCAGAGAATACGGATTTCATATTATGCCGTAAACCTTTCATACCCTTTCCATTACCATCAGAATCTGGTGTTATTAGATTAATTATGTCGGTTGAGTCATTCTGAACTTCTATCGTTAGGATTTGATTACCAGAAATGTTTGGACTATCAATTAGATATATTCTTGCTTGATCGTCAGCATCTGAGGCAAATGCCTCATCTGGAAAATGTATACCGTTTGCCGCACCAGCAGAAATGTTTACAGTACTATTAAACGTAGAAGGTCCAGCAGCAATAAGACCTGAAGACAATTTTACGTCATTAGTGCCAGTTACGTGAGCAACGATATCTCCACGAAAGTTTGTCAATGCGCTGGTGCTATTCACTTCACCGCCCATTACAAAGAAGGTTCCTTCATTTAGAAAAAATCTAATATTTGGTTGTGCTGTAGATATTTTGTGTTCTGCTACTTCGTATAATTTGTTATTCGACCCACATTGATATACTGCTACATACTGTTGATTTGATAGACCTGCTGCTGACGTTCCAGACCCTGCCAACTTCGTCAGACCGTTATTGTTTGCTTCTGCTATTAAAAGAGTCTCTGTATATTTCCAATCACCAAAAGATGTTATAACGCAAATATTTCTTGTTGATCCAGTTCTTAGTGTTGCAAGGTCGGCAACCATTGCTTGTGCTGTCGCTCCAGTGGTGTCAACTGTTGCGTCTATATTATAATTCTTAGTTGATACTATATTCCCTGTGGTCGTAAAGACCGTAAGTGTTAGTCCCTTTTCATCTGTTATAAAATTGGCATTAATTCTTCTAATTGGATCGCCATCTTTTAATATCTCTCTTGGTTTATCCGCATCATAACCACCTCTTGCTATGATTTGAGTACCAATCGGTATTTGATCAGTGTTCAACACTTGCCCCAGTTGGAAAGTCGAATATGGGTCTTGATACCATGTTGTCTTTAATTCTGGGTTATGGTAAAGTCTACCAGTGAAGATATCTCCACCCAAAATAGGAAAACCAAAACCATCACTATCAATATTGTGGTAACCTTTAGTGTAACTAAATTGCTGACCTTTATCACTATCAAAATATAAGTAAGTTTTCTTATTTTTCAAATCTATGATAGTGTTAGCGTCTGCTTGGTGTAGACCTTCAACACCCTCAGAAAATTTTATATCCTTAACTTTGGCATTTGATATTTTATCAAAAGCGAAACCATAGTGAACAGCATTTCCAAATTCTTTTAAATCTAGATATTGTTGTTCTTCTGGAATACCATCATTATCAAACAAATCAATTCTTTTTGATGCTATAACATCAATTGCGGAGTCTCCGAACTGACTTGTTTCTATAGTTAATGTATGATTTCGCTTGGAAACTTTGAGTACAACATCGCCACTAGAATCCCAAGAAGCATTTCCATTAATTGGTGGTGCTTCGACCATTCTACCCATATTGATAACAGTCTGATCTGCTTGACCTGCATTAACCACTAATTCAAAATTGAATGGATTATCTTGCCGATCTTTGACCCAATCAATATCAGAATCAAACATGCCAGTTGCTCTTGTGCTTCTGAATACTGTTAATGTTTTTTCAGTTAAACCATATTTTATCAATCCAATTAATATGCCCATCGCACCAGTTTGCTTTGCACCGTCTGCCGCACTAAATGTTGCTTCCAAAGTATACGAACTAAAAGGTTTATTTGAATAAGCACCGTTAATAGACCTATTGATTTTCTGCAATTTAGATGAAATATTAAGTCTATCGTTCTCCAAAGGAACAGTTTTAAAAGAATTGGTTCCAGAATCCAACCAAACATATGAGTTTGCATTTGATATATCTGTATATTTTATTTTATCGTGGTCTGCAAATGATGTATAGTTCGTAATACCACTTTTAATCGTGAATACATTACCACCACTTTCTATATATTTCTCATCGCCATGACTATAGAAATTAAATTGTTTATAATTAACCAAACTTTTAATTTTATCTTCATCTGATCCAGGTACAGAAGGTGTATTAAGCAAAGCATTATTTAGTTGGTCACTATCAAATACATATAACCCACTACTAACTATATAATCCCAATCATATTTGTTTTGTATAGTATCAAATGTTAAAAATTGACCATTATCACCTTTTCCGTATGCCAATTTATTTTTAGATGGAGCATTTACACTATCCGCGCCAACAACAGTGGTAGTAATAATACCACTACTATCAAGATCAGAAATGTTTAGTTTTGGGAAAAAATTCCATTTCTTACCAAATTCGTCATATTTTAAATGTGCATATTTTTCTCTAATTCCTGTAATAGAATCTGCTTGAGCATAATAAAATCCACCAAAATCATCTTGGGCAAGCGCATTAATATCTGTTAATAGATCATTACTGTCCCATTCACCAGCATCCAGAATATACCTTCCTACATTAAGTTGACCTTGGATACTTGCGCTATCAGCATTTAATTTTTGCGCGTTCAAGTACATTATTCTAGCACTATCTGATCTAAATTGAGAAATATATCCACTATCAGCCCTAAGATATTTAAAATATGCACTATCTGAAGTTAATTGTTTTATATATCCACTATCTGCCCTAAGAGAAATGATATCAACACTATCTGCCCTCAACCACTTTATATCGGCACTATCTGCCCTCAGATATTTAAAATATGCGCTGTCGGCATAGAGATCATTAAATCTACCACTGTCGGCATCTATTCCGACAAAATTTCCGAATGGGTTTTTACCGCCATCTGCACTTGTAGTTGGTATGTCTTCATCAGTGCTGCCTGTAATAGACGTAAGACCAGTATTTGATCCTAATACTATATCATCTGGAGCAACTGCTAATTTTAACCCTATGTTTTCATATCGCTCTTGATCAGTATCTGACCACAAATTTAGTGCAGCAGTAGTTTCATCTAAGGATGAATATGTTTGTATTACAACATCTAAATTTAAAGGTGTTGTTGGAATTACTCCAATGTTATGCCAAACATAGTTATTGGGTCTAAAATATGGATATTCCCCAGAAACATCAACACCACCAACTGTAACTGGTTTCCATGCCCTGTGTTTCAGAAAAGTTTGATCTAAGTCAATACCTATGCTAACATGCGTTGTACCATAAGGAAATACTATTTCGGCATTATCTCTTAAATCTAATATTCCAGTAATACCAAAAGGATGTACTATATACTTGAGGATATCATTTTTCATATTTTATTCTTCTTCTTGATCAGCGGGATTTGCGATTTCTCCGCTTTTTATTTCACCTTCCACTTGGGTTTTTAGTTCTTTGATATCTTCTTCTGAATATTTTAAAACATTTTTAAACACCCATTCTTTGGAAAAGTAGTCGCCAACATATTGAGTCATGATATCAAGAGTTGCCAATCTTTCTCTAAGAACTTCCGCATCTTTCATTTCTGAAAAATAGTTATCTCTTGCAAAATCAACAGAAATGGTATTTTTCCAAACGTCCCAATCTGCCTCAGTGATAATCTTTTTAAGCACAAGTTGTTTTTTCAAAACTTGTAGAAAAATCATCCCAAATTTTTTGCGAAGTCTATCAATGAATTTTGAAAATTTAATTTCTTCCCTAGTAATCTCATTACTTTTACCAAGTGAAAACTGAGATTCTTGCTCAAGTCTATTTAGTGGAACATTTAGTGAACGATATAAGCGTTTTTGGAAATAAATAATATCTTCAATTTGACCCAAATTATCACCGCCAGGAAGAGTAGTAACTTCAGTACCTCTACCACCTTCGCGTCTAGGTAACCAAAAATCTTCCAACATAGACATGTGCTTTCGGTCATCTCGCAATTCACCAGTACTAGCATCATAAACGAGTTTGTTTCGATACTTAGTCATGATATTCTTCATATATTCTGCCTTACCTTTAGGCAAGTTACCCACATCAACATAGAAAATTCTACGTTCTGGTGCACGACTCAATCTGTAAATAACCAGAGAGTCCTCCATCATTCTCAATTGATTGACAGGTTTAATGCACTTATGCAAATGGGAAACTACTTTTTTTCGACTTTCATCTAAAAGACCACTTGTTACATAATTAATTGAATCTGGTGTAAATTTTACACCCTTGTTTTGAATTTGACCAGCAGATGATTTTCCTGGTTTATCAGTGTATATGAAATATTCGTTGATCGATTCGATGATATCCGCATTTGTTGCGGGATCTTTCTTAGTTTTAACTTCTTTAATTTTTCTTATTTTTGTAGCATCAATAAATCTAACTTCTTGAATGCCTGCTTTTTCATTTTTTTCATCAACCAAAATGTGGTGGTACATTCTACCATCAATGTACCATCTTTTGAACAAATCGTGAGCATGTTCAGATGCGTCAAACATTGCGAGAACATTTTTAA